AGGACAGACCCTCGCCGGCGTCGGTATTCCTACCATTCTCCTCGGTCTGAGAACCTTTGACAACAACAACATCACTACCGCTACCGAGGGTAAGGAGTTTGCCGCCATCACAGAATGGAGCTACATCGAGGCACTGCGTGACGCCATGCTCGGCGCCCGCCTTGGTGTGCGCTATATCCCCGGCATGCAGGGCAACGCCCGCATCGTCAAGGGTGGTGGCGTGACAGCTTCATGGCTCGCCGAAGAAGAGGCCGCCAGCAAGGTGAAGGAGAACTTCGGTACTATCGACATGACCCCTCACCGCCTGCAGATCCTGGGTGGCTACACCTACGACCTACTCAAGCAGAGCGCACTCCCCGTGGAGCGCATTCTTTGGGATGAGCTCATCCGTGCCCACGCCCAGGCCCTCGACTCCGCTATCTTCAACGGAAGCGGCTCAAGCGGCCAGCCGACTGGCGTGCTCAATACTGAAGGTATCGGCTCTGTAGCCGGTGGCACCAACGGTGCTGCTATCAGCTTCGCCAACCTCGTTAAACTTGAGACTGCTGTCGGCAATGCCAACGGTCTCTTCGGCCGTCTGGCCTACGTGACCAACAGCAAGGTGGCCGGCGCCGCCAAGTCAACCCCGCAGGTGAATGGTTTCCCGCGTTATATCATGGAAGACGGACGCGCAAACGGCTTCGACGTTCATGTGACCAACGCCATCCCGTCCAACCTCACCAAGGGTAGCGCAAGTGGCGTATGCTCAGCGGCTATCTTCGGTAACTGGGAAGAGGTGCTTGTTCCTCAGTGGGGCGGTCTCGACATGATTGTCGATCCCCTCAGCCAGAAGGGCAAGGGTGTCGTAGAGCTCTGCGCCATCGCATACCACGACGTTTGTGTACGTCGTCCGGCTTGCTTCGCCGCTATCAAGGACATCACCACTGCCTAAACGCCTGAACTATGGAGACGCGCAATTACCAAGGAATCGAGCCCCTGCTTGGGGAGTTCCGTGCCCATCTGAGGATTACATCCACCGACCTTGACGGCGTGCTCACCAGCGCGCTGAAGGCGGGCGTGAACCGCGCGGAGCATGAGATTTCCACGGTGATTGCCCTCTCTGAGTTCAAACTCCAGATGCCATTCCATCATTCCGTCCAGCTGAGGTGGCCCATCGTTGAGGTCGCCTCAGTGAAGGTGGACGGCGTGTACGTTCCGGCGGCGGATTACCACCTGGAGGAGGATCGGTTGCACTTTGAGGAATCCGTACATGGAGACCGCATTGAGGTCGATTACAAGGCCGGCTTCGAGGTTATTCCGGATGATGTCAAGTACGCCGTGTTCCTGCTGGGTGGCCGCTACTTCAACAATCCTACGGACGTGCCTGAGCAGATTGACCGCACCGCTGCGGCCAATCTCCTTCGGCCCTTCAGATGCTGGGGGAAACACTGATGGCTACTTTCAACACCGGCTCCCTTGATACGCTTGTGACCGTCAACCGCTGCGTCATCTCCTATGGCAAGGACAATGCGAAGAAGTATTCCTTTGTCAAGTTCAGAGATGTGTATGCGAATGTGGACCGCAACATCAATGAGCAGGTGAGCCTGGGAAACTTGGAAGGCGGGGACTTTATCTTCCTCACCATCTACAAGATCCCGGAGCTGGACACCACCTGGCAGGTGGTTGTGAAAGGCCAGCCCTACGAAATCACCGGCATTGACCTTGGCGATCGTCTCTCTCACTTCTGCACCCTCACCCTTCATGCAGTGGACTGATATGGCCTATAAGATTGAAGGATTGGACGATTGCCTGAAGGCGATGGACACTGCACCCGACAATGTGGTGAAGATGACCAAGGCAGCCATGAGGGAAGCGGCGAAGAAAACCTCCCGGACTATCCGGCAGCGCCTTCCCAAGCAATTCTGGCGGCGGCTGGTCCGCTACAGGATGAGCAAGGGGCAGCTTACTCAGGATTCTTACGTTTTGATGGGTCTGTTCTATAAGGGGAAGAAGAATGCCGATGGTAGTTCCTACATCCCGGACTGGTTCAAAGCATATTGGGCCAACTACGGAACATTGAAGCATAGGGATCCGAGCCACAACTTCGACTATCCAGTGAAAGCCGACACCAAGCGTCGAAAGAACGATGAAGGACAAATGCCCACAGGAGAATTCGAGGACGCCATAGCGGGATGGGAGGGCGAATTCATGGCAACCTTTGAGGACGAAATGGTAAAACAGCAAGACAAACTCTACGACCGATGACCGATTCACTACGAGACCGACTCGCTTACGCTTGTAAGGATGTGTGCGTCCTGGCCCTTTCCGAGGACGAGGACCCGAAATATCCCTACGCGGTCTATGACATGACCAGCACTCCCATGCGGGACAAGGACGGCGTGTATGGCTACTCCGGTGACACAAGGATTCGCGTCGTGAGCAACGACCCCGAAGAGGTTGACACGCTGGCCGCTTCCATTCAGAGCGCCATCGCAACCGGGATGCAAGACCAAGACTTCTTCTCTCGTCAGGACGACTTCAATAAAGAATGCACCGGCGGCATCTGGATCATTGAAATGAATTACACCCTGAAGCAGTACGCCGACTGGGTAGAACCTGTTGAACAAACTAATACCAACTAACTATGGTACAAGGATACAATGTAGCGCTTAAGATAAACGACATGACCATCCTCGGTCGCACCCAGGACGACCTTACCATTGCAGCTACCATCAAAGAATCCCAGACTAAGGACGATGCTGGTAGCAAGCAGTTCTCAGTGGTGGGTCAGGAGGTCACTTTCAAGTGTAGCGCCCTCGTTGATGTCTCCGGCGATACCGCTTCCGCAATGGACCGTGACTCTCTCATCGCCCTTGCTCTTGAAGTTGGGGAGGATGCTGAATTCGACGTGACCTATGAGGCCGACGACGGTGTTGCCTACGAAGGCACCGGCATTATCACCAATTACACCGAATCATCCAACGCCAGCGACGATGCCACCCTCTCAGTGGATATCAAAATCACCGGCGATTTCACCCCCGTATCAAACTAACACGCTACGATTATGGTAAACGGATATAACATTTCACTCAAGATTGGCGGCAAGACCATCGTGGGCCGTACTCAGGACGACCTCACCATTGCAGCTACCGTGAAAGAATCCCTTGATAAGGACGACCAGGGCACTAAGAAGTTCTCTGTCACCGGCCACGAGGTTACTTTCAAGGTAAGCGCCATGATGAGCGTGGACGCGGTAGGAAGCGGTGTTCAGAAAGTTAACCGCAACTTCATGATAGATCTCGCGCTAAAGAAGAGCACACAGGCTATTGTTGCTGTGCAGTACCTCTGCGCAAATGGTGACACCTACGCCGGCAGTGCCATTATGACAAACTATACCGAATCATCCAACGCCAGCGACGATGCCACCCTCTCCGCTGACTTCAAGGTGACGGGAAATTTCACAAAGCAATAGTATGGATAAATCATTCATGACTATCGGCGGTAAAGAGTACCGCGTTGAGGTGAACTGGAATGCCATATCGGCGTTCCTTGTGGCAGTTGGCCGCGACACCTTGGAGGGTCTTTCGGACATCGCCAAGATGAAACCTTCCGACATCTCCGCTCTGATGGCAGCATCCATCAATGAGGGAGAACGTTTGGAGGGTCGTGAGTGCCACTTCACCGCCCTTGAGCTCGGGGCTATGATGCGTCCTTCCCACGTTGGGCAGTTCGTGGATATCTACATCCAGCAGAGTCGCGCCCAGGTGGAGCCCGAGGAACCTGCAAAAAAAAACGAAGGTCAGGGGGAATAGCGCTCACGCTGGGGACGGTCCGCGGCTGGGCAATTAGCCGGTTGCACCTTTCTCCGGCAGAATTCGGCCTGATGCGGCCCGGCGTCTTTTGGGAGGCAATAGTGGCGTGGCAGGCAGACAAGGAGGCGGACCGGCGCCACGTAGCGGAGGTGATCCGTGGAGTGGGGGTCCGCCTTTTTAATATACAGCTCAAGCCCAAGGACCAGATCAAGGATATCCGCAAATTCCTTCCGCTGCCCTGGGACGACGATGAGCCAAACAACGAAGAGGCGGAGCGCCTGGCCGCCCTCTCTAAAGAGGAACAAGCCGCAGAGGCTAAGGCGTTTTTGGAAAGGATAAACGCAAAGCATAAGAAGTGATATGGAAAAAGAGCCCAAAATGAAAATCGGCATCGGCGCCGACACCGGGGACTTTGAGAAAGGGGCCCGCAAGGTGAAGCAGGAGATGAAGGACCTGGATAAGGTCTCTTCCGATGCGTTTGCCGCCATAGGAAATGCCATTGGCGTGGATACTGGAAAACTGGGACAATTTTCGTCGGCACTTCAAGGACTTGTAAACAAACTCACGCAGACTGGTTCCGAGGGTGCATCTGCCTTCTCAAAGATTGGCAGCGCCGTCACCGCCGTTGGTGCCGGTATCGCCGGTCTTGGATTGGCCGCGGCTATTGCCGCCTTCAAGCAGCTCAATGCCGAAGCGGATGCCTTTGAAATGACAATCCAGGGTGGCGTAATAAAGGCTCAAACGGACGCATATCTTTCCACCTTCAAGCAGGTGCTGCGCGACCAGAAAGCTGTGGGTGAGGAAACAAGTAACGCAAGAAGTTCATTCAGGGAAGGTTGGGCTCGCTTCGTGGCGGGAATGAATCCCATGAATAACCTTGAAACCTTGACGCAGGCCGATCAAGCCGGCCAACGGGCAAAGGACATTGCCAAAGAACTATATGACATTGACCTAAAGATCAAGGAGAATGCTATTCAGATTTCTCAAAAAGACGCTCAGATTGCCCAACAGCGCGAAATCATTTACGATACCACACGTAGCGCCGCAGAGAGGTCCGCAGCCCTTGCCGCCACACAGCAGCTTATCAAGGACAAGCTGGATTTGCAACTTCCGCTTGAAGAGCGCCGCCGCGACCTCATCATTGAGATGAATGCGCTGGCCAGCGATACGATGGAGGAATTTGAATCGGAAATCGCGGCTAAGGTTCGTGTCAACAATCTCATCCAGCAGGAATCATCAGAGCAGCGCTCGCTGCTCCGTCAGCAGAAGCAGATAAATGCCGCCCTTGCTGAAGAAGCCGCTGAAGCCGAGAAGGTAGCTGCCGCTATCGCAAAGGGTGTGGAGCGTGCCCAAGAGTTCGCAACGGCCCAGATAGAGATGTTCGTCAGCCCCGAGAGCGTTCAGACTCTCCAGGACTACCTGTCCACAGCATTCGTCCCCAAGCCTGTTGAGGTTCCAGTAAGGATTGACACGACACAGGCGGAGCAGGCTATGCTTGACCTCAACGATGTCATCCAACAGACGCTGGTGGATGGATTCGAGGGTATCGCAGAGAGTTTCGGCAATATGGTTGGCAACCTGATAAACGGAGATAATGGAGTCGCTGAATTCGGGCAGGATTTTCTTGAGATGATCGGCTCCTTCGCCGAGAAGTTCGGCAAGGTCCTCATCGCCTTCGGTGTGGCATCTGAGGCTTTCAAAACATCTCTCAAATCTCTAAACGGTATTGTTGCAATAGCAGCCGGAACGGCCCTGGTAGCAGCAGGCGCTCTTGTGAAAAAGGTTGCGTCCAATATGGCATCCTCAGTCGGCGCTGCTGCGTCTTCAAGCATATACACAGCATCCTC